GCCAGCATCTGAAAACGCTACAGACCAATTGATTATCAATCGTCTTGTTCGTATAGAGGATGCTGATGCTAGTGTGAATACAGTAGATATTCCTTTTAGATTCTACCCCTGCTTGGCTGCTGGTTTGTCTTACTATATCGCGTTAAAGAAAGCTCCAGATCGTGTTCAGTTGTTAAAGACTTTATATGAAGAGGAGTTTTCTAGGGCTGCGGACCAGGATCAAAGCAGAGCATCTTTAACGATCTCTCCTGGCCTTAGATCTAGGATAGCCTAATGGCTTTTGCCTCTGGCAAGCATGCAATTGCCATATGCGACAGATGTGGATTTGAGTATAAGTATTTAAGCCTTAAGCGAGAATGGACTGGGTTTAGAGTTTGCTCTGAATGCTTTGAAGTAAAACACCCGCAGCTTGAACCAATAAGTCACATTGCTGACCCTGAAGCGTTAAGATTCCCAAGACCAAGCGCATCCGCTACTTCTGTAGCTGGTGCAGGTGTTGTAAGAACAATTGATGCAAATCAAATGATGTCTACTACTGGCGATGTAATTGGATCTGAGTTTAGTCAAGATGCCGCTACAGGCGAAATTGGAACAGTAACGGTGGCCATAACATGAGTTTTACATTAGCGACATTAAAGTCAACAGTTCAAGACTATTGCGAAACAGCAGAAACAACTTTTGTTGCAGACCTTCCTACGTTTATTAAAGAAGCTGAAGAGCGAATATTAAAGAACGTAGAACTGCCTGTGTTTAGAAAGAACGTGACAGGCACTGCGACCACAGACAACCCATACGTTTCTACACCATCTGATTTTCTAGCGCCGTATAGCTTTGCTGTAATATCAAGCAATGTGTATTCATATCCTTTGCTTAAGCACGTTTCTTTTATAAGAGACTATACGCCAAACGCATCAACCACTGGTTTGCCAAAGTATTATGCGTTGTTTGATGACACTACATTTCTTGTAGCGCCTACTCCTGATGCTGCCTACACCATAGAATTGCACTATAAGTTTAGACCAGCATCATTGACCGCTGGCGCAGAAAGCGGAACAACCTGGCTATCCGAAAATGCACCAGATGCTTTGTTGTACGGTACACTTGTAGAGGCAGCAACATTCTTAAAGGTTCCAGAAGAGGTTGCTCAGTACGAACAAAGGTTTATATCAGCGACATCAGCCCTCAAGAAACTTGGTGAGGGATACGGCGCTCGTGAAGAATTTAGATACGATATTTCTAGGGGATAACATTGTCATTTTTTAAAGCTCCACAACTTAAGGTCGGTACAGTATCGGTAACGACAACAGAGAATGGAGGGCATGATGTAGAGTTCTGGTCAGAATCTGCATCAAATAAAATTGTAAGTGTTGGGGGGGATTGTCATCCTGTTATTGCAGATCAAGCTGTTGCTTTTAAGGATGCCGTCAATAAAGTTATTGCGTACTATATGAAAGAAGCAATTAAGAGCGATAGGACTACACTTATTGCTGAATTTGAACGTCAAGGCCATAGGAATATGGCAGACATAATTAGGAGTCTATAATGGCTATTACAACCGCGCTTTGCACTAGCTTTAAAGTTGAGATCTTAAAAGGCGTTCACAATTTTACTGCTGCTGGTGATCAGTACAAACTTGCTTTGTATACAAGTTCTGCAAGTTTAGGTGCAGCTACTACTGCTTACACAAGTACTGCCGAGGCGAGTGGCACAAACTACACTGCAAAGGGTGCGTTCTTAACGTCTATAACTCCTGTTGCTAGTGGTACTACTGCTCTTGTTGACTTTGCGGACCTTACCTTCTCAAATGTTACGATTACAGCAAGAGGCTCGTTGATTTACGGTGAGGCTATATCTGGCGATCCTAGCGTATGTGCTTTAGATTTTGGCGGGGATAAGACCAGTACCGCTGGTGACTTTACGATCCAGTTCCCTGCAGCCGATGCATCTAACGCGATTATTCGCATCGCATAGGGCATAACGTGTGGCAATCATTAATGGTTGGGGCAGAGGCACTTGGGGCCAAAACGGTTGGAATGAAGACATCAATCCGGTCACAGTCACGGGCGTGGCTGGCACAAGTGCGATCACCACGGTTACGGTTGATGCCGAAGCCGATGTTCCGGTTACAGGGGTTGTTGGCACAAGCGCGATTGGCGCTGTTACTATCGTTGCGGAAGCCAATGTTTCTGTTACTGGTGTGGCGGGAACGTCTGCCCTCGGTACAATATCGCTGGTCACAAACAACAACTTGGATGTCACAGGGCTTCAAGGAACTTCTGCAATTGGTACGGTATCGACTAAAGCCAATGCGGACGTTGATGTTATTGGGGTTAGTGGTACTACACAGATTTCTTCGGCAAATGTATGGGGTCTTATCATCCCTGGTCAAAATGCAAATTATTCAGAAATATCAACAGGTCAAACAACAAATTGGGAAGAGGTAGCTTAGATGGCAACTTACGTTAATGATTTACGCTTAAAAGAGATTGCCACAGGAGATGAGGCAGGAACTTGGGGCACAAGCACAAACACAAACCTAGAACTTATTGGTGAAGCAATGGGTGTTGGAGCAGAGGCTGTAGCCAATGCAAGCACTCATACCATCACAATGGCGGATGGCGCTGCTGACCAATTCAGATCTACGTTCTTACGCCTAACAGGCGGTGGTCAGGCTTGTACAGTCACCTTAGCTCCTAATACGTTATCCCACACTTGGATCATGCGTAACGAGACAGCAGCCGCTCTAACGTTTACCCAAGGAACTGGCGCAAACGTAATCATAGCTGCCGGTCAAACTAAGATTGTAGCTACTGACGGGCTGGGATCAGGCGCAGTTGTTTACGAGATGGATGACCTAGAACTTGCTGGAAATTTAACTGTCGTAGGCGTTCTTGATGTTGACGGCACTACTAACCTAGATGTTGTAGACATTGATGGCGCTGTAAACATGGCGACTACCGCTCTTGTTACAGGTGTTTTGACTACTACTGCGGCTACTGTGTTTAACGGTGGGTTTGCTAGTAATGCATCTTCAACGATTACAACTGCTGACAACTTATCTGTATTAAGTCTAATAAGTACAGATACAGATGAAAACTCAGGCCCGACACTTTCTTTATTTAGAAACAGTGCAAATCCTGCTGACAATGATTTTGCAGGAGTAATTGCTTTTAATAGTGAAAATAGTGCAGATGAGTCTATCCGCATGGGTATGATTAGATCGCAGGTTTTAGATGTTACTGATGGTACTGAAGATAGCAAATTAGCATTTTATTCAAGACAAGGTGGAGTTGAAGTTGAAACTATTGCATTGGTTTCTGGTTCTATTACAACCCCCACCGCAGGCACAAGTAACTTCCGCGCAGGTGTCAACGCAGGTAACAGCATTGCAAGCGGTGGTAATTATAATGTTGTCGTGGGCGATGAAGCAGGTACGGCTCTGACTACGGGTGACGGTAATGTTGCTGTGGGCTTTGATGCCCTAAAGACTGAAGATGCAAATGGCTTTAATACAGCCATTGGTTTTGAAGCTCTTAAAACATTGAATGCAGGAGCAGACGCAGGTAATACCGCAGTAGGCTATCAAGCAGGGGTAGACCTAACAACAGGGGTTCAGAACGTACTTATAGGTTACGTTGCAGGGCCAGACCTTACTGATGCAGATTTTAATGTTGCTGTAGGTGTAGGTGCGTTATTTAATGACCACAAGGGTAACAAGTCTACGGCTATTGGGCATAACGCCTTGGTTACTCAAGACTTTGCAACTTCCACAGATACCTTTAATACCGCTGTAGGCTATGCCGCAGGTGGTGGAGTTACCACAGGGGTTAACAACACCCTTATCGGTGCGCTTGCAGGAGATGCAAACACCACAGGTGAAAGAAATACCTCAGTAGGTACCTCGTCTTTAACAACAAATACAACAGGTACTGGAAACTCAGCTTTTGGTTTCAAGTCTTTAGAAAACAGCACCACCGCTTCTAACAATACAGCATTTGGTCAAGATACTCTTAGAGCAACTACCACTGGTGCAAGTAATGTAGCTATTGGTATAGACGCTATGGATGCAAACACAACAGGGGCAGACAATGTTGCCGTTGGTAGAGATGCATTAGGAGCCAATACCACAGCGGCTAGTAATGTTGCTGTTGGAAGAACTGCTCTAGGAGCAAACACCACAGGGGCTTCAAACATAGCAATAGGTTCTTTAGCATTAGACGCTAATACTACAGGTTCTTTTAATACAGCGTTGGGCGATAGAGCTTTAACTACTAATACTACAGCAGGTGGAAATGTAGGAATTGGTGCAGATTCATTGTTTGCAAACACCACAGGAGCAAGTAATACTGCTATAGGTGCTGATTCACTAAAAGCAAATACTACAGGTGCTGAAAACGTAGCAGTCGGTGTAAATGCACTAGACGCAAACACAACTGGTGCATCTAATGTAGCAGTAGGACAAGGTGCTTTAGATACTAATACAACAGCAAGTAACAATACTGCGGTTGGACATGACTCTTTAAAACTTAATACAACTGGTGCTGAAAATACAGCCGTTGGTAAAGGTGCTTTAACTAATAATACCACAGCCGCCAATAACACAGCAGTAGGTAGAAGTGCTTTAAATGCAAACACCACAGGCGCTAACAACACCGCTTTGGGTTACTTTGCTTTAGAGTCTAATACTACGGCAAGCGACAATCTAGCAGTAGGCTACAAAGCACTCCAAGAAAACACTACAGCGACCAATAATACAGCGGTTGGTAGGAGTGCATTAAAACTCACCACCACAGGCGCTA